AAATAGCCTCCTCTTACTCCATTCAAAGCCTGTTTTTATACCTAAGTTCTCTCGGGACTACGTATGCTTTAGCTGATCTATCGAACGCAATAAGCGTAAACCTATCCTTGAACGGTTATGCAAAATTTAATAATGGATTACTTGTACAATGGGGTAGAGTTGGAGGTTCATCTACAGCTTCGTATAGTGTGACTATGCCTACATCTTTTTATAATGCTGAATATAAAATATTTGCAACTGTATATAAGCCTAGTAGTGACTCCGCCGTATATTCATCATCTCCCTTGGCGATAAATAAAACAGTTAGTAGATTTTATTTGAATAGAAATTATGCAAGTGGGGGGACTACTGGATTATCACAAGAATCATGGGACTGGTTTGCGATCGGGCGCTGGAAATAATTTAAAAACATGTATTATGAAGTATTGGAAAAATGGATTCTACGACGAGCCTATAGATGGTTCGGTAGAAATTACAGAAGAATATTATCAAGAGTTGTTAGCTGGTCAATCTACCGGCTTGATAATAGCTGAAAGCAAAAATAGATATCCTATTTTGGTAGAATATGAGTACGACATTGAAGAAGTGCAAAAAATGAAAGTATCTGAAATACAATCATTTGACAAATCAAATAGTGTCAATTCTTTTGATTTATTGGGTAAAAGCATGTGGTTAGATAAAAGCACACGTGTTGGATTATTTAACTCAATTTCGATTGAAAAAAATGCAGGGAAAACGCATACAGTCCTGTGGTATGATGCAGTGAAGTATATTATCCCTATACCTGACGCTTTATCAATGCTGAATGAAATCGAGATGTATGCACTAAACTGCTACAATGTTACACAATCGCACATTGCAGCAGTCAGAGCATTGCAGACTATTGAGGAAATCGAAAACTACGATTATACGATCGGTTATCCGGAAAAACTTAGCTTTCCGGGATAACTTGTACGAAAGTCGTATGTTTCTATTTCGTCTTTTGTCGCTAGCTGTTGAATAGTTTTTGTATGCCTTTGTGTTGTGTCAAAACACGCAAGGGCGTACAATTCTAGCTGTTGTAACATATCAATAGCCTTTTCGACAGGCAAAACAAACAGAGTATCACCCAGCCAGATATTTGTTTCAGATCGTCCAGTTCCCTTTTCAATTGCAATAGAGTTCATAAGACCTACGCGAGTAGCTTTATTCCACCATCCGCGCGTATTATCTATACAGAACTGATTCACCATGTCAGAGGAATCATATAGACTTAATTCATTGAGCTTTTGTGCTCTAATTTCCTTGATAGAGGGTTGATGTACAGCTAAGATCGGACAACCTTTCTTGCTTTCCACTATAAGCAATCCGGCTGATTGACCAGCTAGTAACTGATTATAATACTCTTCTGTAATCTCTACCGAATCTTTCTGGTATTCGTCGTAGAATCCATTTTTCCAATACTTCATGATATTTGTTTTTAAATTATTTCCAACGACCTATTGCCATCCAACTGTATTTTGCCCTAGATACTCCTGTTCCAGAACTTGAACCAAAATTTCTATCCATCTTAAAACTGCTTACCGTTGGATTAACCAAAGATGTAGCAGTATATACATTTTCATCATAAGCATCTTTAATAATGCAGCCATGAATAACATAATTAGTATCATAAAAAGAAGTTGGCAGATAAATGGTAACAGTACTAGCGGTTGAACCGGGTTGCTTCCCCCATTGTATTAATAGGCCATTACTATATTTGACATACCCGTTTTGTCCTAAACTTTGACCAGACAATAAAACTGCATTAGTTCCGAGAGAACTTTGCGTAAAAACGATTATAAAAAAGACTACTATTTTTCTACTAAAATTATTCATAATCAAATTGATGTTATAAAATTTCTATTTCCATCTACCAATTGCAATCCAATAGAATGAGTAACCTGTGGTATACACTCCTCCACCATTACTTGCATGGCGTTGCACTACAGTGAAATTTGATTTATTGCGAGCGTATACCATTACGGCTGAAACCAAAATTTCAGAAATGAGATCGAATCCAGAACATGCTATTACATTGTAATTCGTATCGTAGAAAGAAAGAGGGAGATACACAGTTTTAACATCTCCTGTCTTTCCACCTATTCCCCATTGAAACAACATCCCATCCGGCAGTTTATAATACCCATTCTGTCCGAGGCTTTTTGTCGTAACATTGGAAAAATCTTTCAATGCGGAATTCGTCCCGAGAGAACTTTGTGCAAATACAACTATTAAAATCAGTACTATTTTTCTACTAAAATTATTCATAATCAAATCAGTGTTATAATATTTTCTATTTCCAACGACCAATTGCTATCCAAAAGAATTTCCAAACACTGGGCAATACAGTATTGCCATTTGTATATGTTACACCACCTTTGAAATAAGCAGTAGTTTTAGTGTTGACATAAGGGCACAAAACTACGGACTCAGCAATATTTCCATATTCTGCGCACATTGACATTGAATAACTGGTGTCTTTAAAAGCCGTAGGAAAATAAAAATTAGTAGCGGATGAATACCCACCGCTATATCCCCACTGAATCATCAGACCATCTGGCAGTTTGTAATACCCATTTTGTCCGAGGTTCTTTGTTGTAACATTGGAAAAATCTTTCAACGCACAATTTGTTCCGAGAGAACTTTGCGTAAATATCACAGCCAAAAGAAACATTATTTTTCTACCTAAACTATTGATCTTTGTACTCATGTTATAATAATTATACTATTTCCAGCGACCAATAGCGAGCCAATTAAAACCTGCCCAATATGCTCCGTTATTTATGTCAGTTGCATGATATAGTCCGAACATTAAGAATGATGATTTAGATTGGGTCCAAACATCACCAGTTAGATTTGTGGTATCATCTGTTCCTCTGCGCATTGTTATTATGACAGCATAGATAGTATCATAAAAAGATGTTGGTAGATATATTGTTTTATTCCTACCTGATGAACTGCTATATCCCCATTGAATCATCAGACCATCTGGCAGTTTGTAATACCCATTTTGTCCGAGGTTCTTTGTTGTAACATTGGAAAAATCTTTCAATGCAGCGTTCGTCCCGAGAGAACTTTGCCAAATTATGGTCACTAAAAGTAGTACCAATTTTCTACTAAATCTACTCATATCCAATTTGATGTTACTAATATTTACTTCCATCGTCCAATAGCTATCCAGTCAAATGATCTGGTAGAACTACCTACAGTTATGCTATTATCTACAAGTAGATACCTTCGCATGACATACACATAGGATGCAGCTTTATTATAAGGCAAAGCAGTATATAAAGAGTATTCACTAGATATTGTCTCCATCGTAGTTACAAATCGGTAGGTTGCATCATAAAAGGAAATGGGGAAATATACTGTCGCACTTCCAGCTGATGCATTTGTAAAATATCCCCATTGAACCAATAAACCATCCTCATATTTGCGATAGCCGTTTTGTCCTAGATTTTGTGAGCTAATTTGCGCAGATTTTGTTCCGAGAGAACTTAGTAAAGTTTTCTCCGCATTAGTCATAAATTTTCTTGACGTGCTTTCTTCAATCATTGATGCGGGGTGTGTATCTGGATGAGTGTAGTTATTTGCTCCTGCTGCTATACTGCCCAACTTTTCACGTTCAGTATCAGTAAAAAACCTGTGTGTCTCATCTTCATTTATTTCTGACGCTCCGTGCTTATGTGCCGCTGCCGCATAATTACCCTTTGCTTGATATACCGAATCGTGGTTGTGATTTCCTGCCGCCTTACCATTCCAATTTGTCTTTTCAGAATCCGTTACAAATCGGTGCGTGGTATCTTCTGTTACATCTGTTGCTGCATGTTTATGTGAAGCAGGTGCATAATCTCCCTTTGGTTGATACGTAGAATCATGGTTATGGTTTCCCGCAGCCTTACTGTTCCAAGTCTCTTTTTCCGTATCGGTAACAAAGCGATGAGTACTATCAGGAGTTATATCAGACGCATTATGACCGTGCGATGATGCCGCATAACTACCTGCAGGTTGATATACTCCGGTATGGTTGTGATTAGAAGGAGAAGCGCCAACCTCGCTCGCTGTGTAACTAGGTTTACTAGCAGCCTTCGCCCATGATGGCACATCACTTGCAGGCATAGAGGTGGGGAAATCACTGATTTCAGATACCTTATGCGTATGCGCTTTCGGTGTACGGGCATCACTTAGCCGAGCATCGTTTCCTTGGCATACCGTCCCTTCTGCACTACCAAAATTCTTATTAAAAGCAGAGTTTTTATTGAATGCAGGTTCGTATGTACCGGTATGATTGTGACCTGATGGAGAGGCACCTACTTCGCTTGCCGTATAGGTTGGTTTGGATGCAGCCTTCGCCCAAGAGTATACGTCACTAGCGGGCATAGAAGAAGGGAAATCACTGATTTCAGATACTTTATGCGTATGCGCTAATGGAGGCCGTGCATTACTCAAACGCGAATCATTTCCCTCGCACACGGTCCCGGCAGAGCTTCCGAAATTCTTATTAAAGGCGGTAAGCTTGGTAATAATCTTCTCATATACTGCATCATGATTATGTGAGTCCAGAGCAGCTTTCAAAGCTTTTCCCTGCTCTGCAGAAAGAGCTTTGCCGGCTCCTCCAGTCGTCAGATTATTAACTATATCCGTCACATTGAGCTTCTTTCCTAGCTCCGTTGTCATTGTAGCGGCAAAATTGGGGTCGTTACCAAGTGCATTTGCTAGTTCAATTAGCGTATCCAACGCATCCGGAGCACCGGCCACCAGTTTGTCAATGGCTGCTTGTACTTTAGCATCAACCCCGGATACTGCATTGTTAGCGGCCAATGCTGCTGCGTTGGCATCGTCCGTGGCTTTCTTTGCTAACCCTGTTTGTATTACAGATGCATCCTTGGCCGCATTAGCATCATCTGTTGCTTTTTTAGCCAAAGCGGTTTGGGCTTCCGATGCAGTTTTAGCGGCATTGGCACCTGCCGCAGCTTGTAAAGCAGCTTCTTTCGATTCGTTGACACTACCAGCGGCAGCATCGGCCTTGGCAGCTTTCTCACCTGCTAAAGTTGCTTTTTGATTTGCGAGTGTTGCTGCAGCATTTGCATTATCAGTAGCCGTCTTTACAAGTCCTAGTTGTGCAGTTGCATCTTCTGTAGCTTGGTTCATCTCATCTACAATGCCGCCATATTCAGCTTTACGAGCTTCTTCCGCTTTAACACGTTCCACTTCCGCCTTAGCCCGGTTGGTCTCATCAACTTTACGTGCTGCTTCGGTAGATTTACGCTCATCTTCATTCTGAACTCTGATTGTTTCAGCAGAGGAACGACCTGATTCAGCCGTGGCACGTACGGTTTCGGCTGTTGCCCGTTTAGTCTCGGCAGATATGCGAACATCCTCGGCAGTCTTGCGTGCATTCTCGGCATTAATACGAGCCGTTTCAGATTGATTACGGGTAGATTCAGCAGAGACACGGGCAGTTTCATTATTGCCTCTTATGACTTCATCCGCTTTTCTTTTGTTCTCCGCAGTGACACGTTCTGATTCAGCAGAAGAACGACCTAATTCAGCGGTTTTCCGTTTATCTTCTTCCTTTACACGTTCCGATTCAGCAGAGGAACGGCCTGTTTCGGCAGATTTGCGTGCATCTTCATTACTTTTACGTGTTTGTTCTTCCGAAACACGTTTAGCTTCTGTATCAACACGTCCAGTTTCAGCAGTTACCCGCTTGCCTTCCGCTATAACACGTGCTTCTTCAGTAGATTTACGTACGTTCTCGTTCTGAACTCTGATTGTTTCGGCAGAGGAACGTCCGGTTTCAGCCGTAGCGCGTGAAGTTTCGGCAGACTTTCTCTTATCTTCTTCGGATGATCGCGTACTTTCAGCTGATTTGCGGGCATTCTCATTAGTTACACGTTCGGATTCAGCATTGCCTCTCACTGTTTCAGCATTCTTTCTAGCTTGCTCATTAGATTCTCGTGTACCTTCGTCAGTAACACGTTTCTTTTCTGCATTGTCCCGTGCAGTTTCAGCAGAAGAACGACCTGTTTCGGCTGTCTTACGTGCATTTTCATTAGTGATACGAACGGATTCAGCAGCTTCCCGGGCCTGTTCTTCACGAGAACGTCCGGTTTCAGCCGTTTGCCTCGACTGCTCGGAAGCATTACGACGGGATTCAGCAGTTTCACGGGCTGATTCATTACCTTCAACAGTAGCTTCTAATTGCCGCATATCGGTAGTAGCAGTTTTGGCATCGCTCGTAGCTTTGAGCATATTATCTAATGCCGTCTGAATCTTCTCTAGCCCGAATTTCAAGCTCGTTTTGACACCGTTTACTATTCTGTAACCGATGGTGTAGAAGCCTTTCATGTCGCTGGCTTCATTCAATTCTGATATTCTTTTCTTTTTTAATGGCATGGCAATCAATTTAAGTCAATATAAAATTCTCCGTCCTCTGTTATAATGAACTCGCCCGCTTCGGATGAAAGCAAAAACTCCGTTTCTCTGATCCTGAAGCAAGTAAACACGAGATTCAAAGTAAATTCCCACCAGACACCACCTCTTAACATAAAATTGTTTGTCTGGCAATCTTTATAGTAGCAAGGATAACTTTCACTCCATCCATCACAGTATAATACCCTCTCCGCATCGGAATATTCATAACCTTCATTATCGGTCTTCATAGTCAGTTTAGTTAGATCATAGAGTAAGGCATCATAGCTCTGCCAAAAAGTTCGAATATCCGTTGCCCGCATCAGGCACTTTAAAGAAACTTCCTTTGTCTGAAACTTCACATATTCACCGTCGTAGATTGCACCATCTTGCCTTTTGAAGTTCTGCAATAGGTTTTTCTTTACCGTAGGAGCTTTCAGTATTTCAGCATTACTGCCTTTCAAAATGACTACACCATATTCCGATAAATCCCGATCATCTATTTCGTACCCCCTTGGTAGAGGAATGGAACAAACAGGTTCCTGGTATTCATAATTTGCTTCGCGGGGGAAGTCGTTGGCAAAAGTTATCTTCACGACTTGAAATCCCGGATAGATTGTATAACTGTTCTGTGAGGAAAGACGTAAACGATAGGTTCTATCAAGAATAGGAAAATAAAAATCATGATATCCCATATCTGATAAAATAGCAACTAATCCACTAAATCCCAGATCGTCTTTACAGGCAAAATCAATACTCAATTCATAGGTGTTTAACGTCAAGCTAGAAAGGTCTATTTCAATACCATCTTCTTCCGGCCAATCATTTTTATCATCCGATTCTTTGGCAGGAGGAAATGCCACAAGATTATCATAGCTTCCTTTTATAATAAATATACCGAGAGTGGTATATGTATTCTCTCCATCTATAAAGCAAATTCCTTTCATCTTACGAGCTTTATCCCTTTATCATTTATCTTTTCAATACCTGCTTTCATCGACTTCATATCCTTCTCTATACCTTCCAATCTAGCTGTATTAGTATCAATATTCGAAAGGTGTCCAACAATGGTATTCATATTATCCTTGATAATTTTCACGTTTTCATTTATGGATGCAGATATGGTTTTAATATCTCCAATACCAGAAGTGATACCTTGGAAAATGAGAGTATGAGACTGTAGCTCTGTTTTTATGTCTGCTATCAAAACATTAGCCATTGTGAATCTACCATTCAATTCGTCTGCAGAATCTTGTGACATGGAAGCAAACCCTTTTTTTGATGCTTCGCGTTCCGAATCCTCATCAGTAGTCCACCCATACATCTCTGCCATGGCATCACGCTTTGCTTTCATCTCATCGGAAATCTTCTGTCCTTCCTTTTTCAGATCGTTATATTCATCTTCGGTTACCCCATCGTCCATAGCATTATATAGCTTCTCCCTCCACGCTATTAATCTGTCCATATATTCTTCTTTAAGCATGGAATTGAGAATAGCATTTCGCATATAATCCTCGAAGTTGTCGGCAAAGTCTGCCGAATCGGCATCCATATCAGTAAGCAAGTCCTGAAAATCAGAACGAAGGCTCTCAACATCAAGAAGGGTGGTATCAGTTATTTGTTGTTCCAATACCTCTGCAACCTTCCCTACACCATTTGCAATTTGATCGGCAAATTTCTGCGTGTCTGAATCAAGTTGGGACCAGAAGATACCGGCATCCGATTGCAATTTTAAAAGTTGTTCATCAGTCAAATCAAATAGACCGGTCATACGACCACCCATTTTATTTTTAAATTCCTTTACGGACATGCCTAATGCCTCTGCAGCTTGTTTCCAGCCTTCACCGGACATATCTTCAACCTCACTATATCCTTTCGAGTGAGACTTTCCAGAAGCACCTGAATTTAGATACTGCCGACCTAATACTTTTGCATTCTCGCTTTGCAATTTTATATTGGCGATAGCTGCTTCATATACAGCGTTTGCCGTGTCTCCCGTAAGAGTTTCCGCTAGCTCAAGTTGCTTCTCAATTACTCGATCAAGGATATTGATATAGGATTCATACGCTTCTTTCGCTTTCTCGTATTTCTCGGTCGTATCGTCCTTACCGAACATATCGAAGATCTTCATGGCTATCTGAACGGCTGCACCAATGATAGCTAGAATAACAGACGCCTTTTCAACTGTACTAATAGCGTTAGCAGAAGTATCGGCAGCAGCTTCAACCCCTGCCATTGCAGTCATTGTAAATGAGCCAATACTGCCAATAAGGGAAATGATCTCACCAGCCGGACCGCCGATAGATTTACCCAGTTCATCAATTGTATCCGCTAACTCCGAAATCTGTGCTCTGACTTCTTTTTCTGACTTCTTTACCTGATTGTCCTTTTTTACAACCTTATCTTTTGCTGCATTATACTTTTCGGTTTTCTTCTTTACTAGATCAAGTGCCTGCGCTTCGGACAAATAAGCTTTTGTAGATTCAATCTTACCGGTTGCAGGATTATACTTGGATGAAGAAATCCCATTTTCAATCTTAGAACCACCTTTGACTGCTTCGGCCTTTGCCTTGGCATTTTCTAACTCAATCTGTGCATTAGCCAGTTCTTCCTCCGCTTCTGCTAGTTCCTTCTTCTTATCAGATAATGACTGAAACGGATTACGGGAATCCAATTCGTCCATGATGGATTGAATTGTACTCGTATATTCGCGAAGTTGATCGGGAGACAAAACTTGCGCTGCCGCACTTTTCGCATTTTCAAATTGAGTAAGAAGGGAATTCAATGTTTCAGTAGACGTTTCCTTTAAATTTTCAAAGGCACGTATATAGTCCGGAGATTTTTTCAACTGCTCATAATCAAACCCCATGAGGGATTCACCCTTCATTTTTGTAGCCTGTGCTATTGAACGGTCTGTCTGCTGAACTTTCTCCGTTTTGCCTTCCTTCTGAAACCTCTCCCTTTGAATACGAAGAGCTTCAATATCATCATTGAACTTCTTCTCGATTGCAAGCCTTTCATCGGTGTAATTCTGGTACTGCTCCAAAAGAGCTTTAGATAAAGTTGCTTCCGCCTTTTCCCTTGTCTCAACAGCAACCTTATCATATTCATTTAGCGTATCCTGCTTCTTCTGTGAAAGGTCATCTTTAGTTTTTGTTTTGGGAACAAAAACAAGGCCTTCCTCTTTATACTTCGGATGTTCTTTCTCCCACTCTTTACGCTCCGTGTCCTGTTGGTCCTTTACATATTCAGCAGCACGACGATCATTGTCAGCTTTGGCTTTCCGATAATTAAGTTGAATTTGTTCCTGCTGTTTCTTGAAACCTTCGTCCATGGCATCAATCTTAGCTTGAGAGAGTTCAAGTTCAGCCTGTACAGCTTTCTCTATATCCTGTTGATTCTGCTCATCAATCTTCCGCTGGAGCTCGGCCTGCTCAACTTTAAGTTTATTCTCTTCCTCCTTTTTCTTTTTTTTGGAGTTCAATGTTTGTTTATCATTCCCTGTCAATGTCGCCAAAGCAGATTCAGCCTCTTTCAACTCTTTAGCTTTATCTTCAAGAACAGACTTTACGGTTTTACCTGCATCCACTTTGGTTTTACCACTCCGCAAATCTTCAATTTCCTGTTTAAGCTTTTCCACTTTCTTCGTTGCTTCATCAATCTCTTTCGTGACATTTGGCTCTTTGATCTCATCTTTGGGATTCTTTTGCGCTTCTTTCAACAAACGAATATTATTCAGTATCTCCCCTTCCTCCATAAGATTACTGACAGAACCATCATGTCTGATAACAACTTGTTTCTTTCCTGATTTATTGAAGCGTTCAAGAGCAGCCTCATACATAGCTATGTCTTTTGCAATCTGTTTGGCTGTCAGATTGATATATTCATTAGTATCATAGCCTAATTTTTCATGAATATCCTTATAAGTATTCTCAAGCAGTTTGTTATTCGCAATCATGCGATCAATATAAACCTGAACGTCATTACCTATTCTTGTTTCCTCCGTTGATACACCTGGAACAATATTAGTCGTAGTTGTATATTGTTTCGTAAGAGTATCCACTATTTTTTGAGTTTCAGAAGATAACCCTCCACCAGACTTCAAATCATTCTTTATCATCTGCATAATCGCAGAAATTTCCCTTTCAGAGCCTTTCTTACCCCTGAAATTATCCGAATCTCGAATAGCTTTTTCCAAATCTCCAGTAAGTTCACCCTGCTTATCCGCCCAATCTTTTTGAGCTGTAGAATGAGAATCCGCAATAGCTCTATCAAGTGCCGCCTGTTTAGCGGCCGCACTAACAGCTCCGTATGCTCTCGCAACATCATCTAAAGCGTTTTTTTCATCACCTAACCCCTTTAAGTATTCACCATACTTATCTAAAATGGATTTCTTTGCATCATCGTAATCTTCTGTACCTTTCTTTGCCTTATCTAGTTTTCCGAACAAACGATCTATTTCTGCCTGTTCAGCATTCGTTTCAGAATTGAATTCCTGTATACGTTTGTTCAATTTCACTTGGGCCTTCTCTGCATCCGTCTGATAAGTTACTAGCTTATAAATTCCATAAGATAACCCAACTATAGCAGCCGCAGCCAATACATAAGGATTTGTAAGCATTGACAAACCTAACGCTTTTGATGCCGCAGCTAATCTCGTCTTGGCAACAGTCAAAAAGTTTGTTGATCTCGTATTTACATTCTGCGATACTGTATTAAGTTGAGTAGCCGCAGTTTCTGCCACTTTGCTCGCAGTAGAAGAGTTCGTGTAGGCCGTTGTTGCATTTGTTCTAGCTGCTTCAAGTTGTTTGGCCGCAGAATATTTATTGCTCTCTGCTGTTGCAAGTTGTGTCTCCGCTATTTCTATACTTCTAGCGTTACCTGTTTTTAATGCAGCATTATATTTCATGTTAGCTGCCGCTACCTCTAATTCAGCAGCTTCAAAATTAGCAGCCGCAAGACTTGCAGTATTAATAGCCTCTTCGTATTGTGACTTAGCTTGCAATGCCTTTAAACGCAAAGATTCTACATTTGCAGCAGCTTCCACACGCATAGATGCAATTAATTCCGCTTTTGCCTGCGTTAATCTTCCACTTGCTACAGCCTGTTCCAGATCAGCATTAGCAGACTTTTCCTTGGCAGGGATTAATTTCGAAAGTTCTGTAATCTCGGCAGTATATTTTATACCAGTTACCGTACTCTGAACAGATGCAACTGCGATAATAGCAGCTTTCTGAACTCCATACATAGCTATGAGAGCAGCGAGAGCAGTGCCGACTTCCTGATAATGTTCAATTAAGTAAGCTGTACCATCAAGAGCTGTATTAATAACTCCATCACTTGCCTGACCTAGCTCATTGAACATCATATCAAGATTATCACCTATGTTAGAAATCTTACCAGATACGGATTTAGATTGTTCTTGCATGAGGTTGAAGAACATTCCTCCCTTATTGGTAAGGTTGTCAACAACCTGTTCCAACTTGTCAAAACCAATCTTACCCTCTGCAGCCAAATCCTTAACTTTATCCTTATTAACTCCCATAACCTTTGCTAGTTCGGAGAAAATAGGTACACCACGCCCGGCAAATTGATTCAAGTCCTGTGTCATAAGTTTGCCTTGCGTCATACTTGTACCATAAAGATAGACCAGGTCACCAATAGGCTGACTTAATCCGGCTGCAATATTTCCAAGACGAGTAAGTTTCTCTATGACATCCTCGGAGGCTGTACCATAGGCTACGAGTTGAGTTGCACTTTGGGAAACACCTTTAAGGTCAAAAGGAGTGGTAGCGGCAAAGTTTACGAGTTCTCCCATCAACTTCTGTGCCTTTTCCCCAGATTGTAGCATTGAGGTAAATTTGATTTCAAGTTGTTGGAAAGTACCATAAACTGAAACCATTTCCGAAGCAAACCGTTTCGCCAGATCGATAGATAAGAAAGCCATACCGGCAGCCTTCATCTGTGAGAAAGACCTAGCTACAGACTGACTAGCCGCATCTGTATGGTCCTGCATCATATCAATATTCTGAACGTATTTCTGAACGTTTCTCTGCATTTCAGAAATATCCAGAGTAGCCTTAATACCTATTGTTCCCTGTGTCTCCATCTTTACATGAATTGAGCAAAATATTCGTTAGCATGAAGTTCCTTTGACTTTTCTTTTTCTCCTTCTTCCTTTGGCTTAGTACCAGGAATAGCCGCATTGAGTAACATGATATTGGAATATGACCTTTCATTGACAACCTCCTCATAACTCATACGGTAGTATTTCATCACTCCGCTAATTGTTGACCAAGGGCTGTCGCTTCTGGTGTATTCGTCGGTTTCGTTGTCTCGTTTAGACCTTTTAGGAAAATGATAGTGCTTAAAAAAAAAGTGGCATCCATAGTCTGTGCCATATAGTCCTGCAACTTCTTGTATTTGCGAACCGTTAATCTTTTCTTGATAAATCCACCAAACAGCTTTCTTTTCCAGACGCTACGAAAGATCGTCATTACTGCGATATCAGACATCCTATCCGCTTCCTCATAATATACAAGAGTGGCCGACACGCTTGTCCGACCGTTTAGCTTCGCCTGGTCTACTTCCTTCATATCCTTCGAAATAGAACCAATATCAAACAACTGTGTAAACGTCAATGGCCTAACCATGAAAGGAATCATACCAAACCAAAGAAAAATAGGGCGCTCTGCAATAGTGTCGGCAACCTGCTTTTGTACATTGTCTTTTTCCATCTTTACCTCAAATTAAAAAGTCCCGGCCCGTAATGACCGGGACACCTGAAACAACCTTTTCGATGATGCCACAATGCTCGTTATCCCTACTCACATTTCAACAATCATCCTTTCACCCAAAAACTATGTAGCGGAAGCCGGATTCGAACCGGCGACACTTAGGCAGTAACCCGCAACCTAATGTTCTACCACTGAACTATCCCGCTTCCCTTATCAGCCTTCCGGAACAGTGTAAATCTTGTTACGTGCCCCACATACTTCCTCACCAGTCTTATTGAGATTAGCAAGTTTCTTGAATTCAAGATTGAAGTTAGGGAAACCAGATTTACCGATGTTTCCAGTTTTGGTGACTTTTACTTTCATACGGGCCCATTGGAAGATACGAGACGGGAAATCTTGGAATTCTTTCGTTTTTAACTCCACGCCTTGATTAGTGAGAGTGAACCCGGGAGTTTCTTCATTCCACTCTCCGTTCTTAGTATATCCCATAAGATATTTGTAGGCTTCCTCGCCCATGTCGTAAGTTTGGACTGTAAAGCCCTCACTACCGGCATCAGACGGAAGAGAAGCATAGAGAGTGTTCATATCTTCGACCTCAATATCCGTATCTCCCGGTGCCTGATCGTTGAAAGACATTGAATCCTTCACAATAGCTTTAACAAGGAATTTGGCAGCTACCTTTTCAAAGTCTGGAAAGGTCCCGGCTGTTTCTCCGGATTCGAGAGCCGGAGATAATTTTAGGTATTCAATACCATATACTGCAGTTTTTGACATAACTAATTTATTTAATTGTAATACGATACTTTGATTTTATAGTTCTGATAACTCGTTCCGTCTTCATCAGGAAAGAACGAATCATCATAAAGAGAGAATTCAGCACCCAAACGAGCTGTATAGATATTTCCTTCGGCATCTTCCGTTTCTTTGAACAGAGGCAAAACAAGTGCTGAAATATGGTCTATCCTTCCGCTATCCGGTTCGCCTGTATCTGCATCCTTCACATGAATGTTGATATTAGCATAACCGTACTGCAGACCGCTTTCTTGCGGAAATGAAAGATGATTGACTACAATGTATTCAGAACCAGAGAAATTAGTCTCTCTCCTGTTCTTGAAAATCCGCACACCAACATTTCCGGCTGCGAGTATTTTACAAATTTCAGTTATAGCCTGTTGTCCTGTCATTGATTAAATCCCGCTTTAGAAAGAATCCTCCTAATCTTAGTTTGCACTTCCCGTTTCAGATACTTTTCAGTAGATGATAGTACATCATACCCTCGGTTTTCTACAGGTCTGGCATAATTCATACCTGCTACAATTATCAAATCAAAACCAGAATCACCAATCATCTCCTGAATCTTATAGTCAGCATGAAAAGCCTTTTTGTCCGTTATCCCTGCACTCTTTTTAAAGCCGTATTCTATGATTTCACCATTGTAAGCAATTACATAACCTATCGAGTTCCGTAAATTGCTTGTACGGTCTTTATACGTGCCATGTTCGCGAGCATGATTTACCGAACCTTCACCGATTACATATAAATTGAAAAGTACCGCTTGCTCGACACGTTTAACGGCCTGATCAAATATCGATGTGACCTTGTTCCAATCACCTGTACGTTTCAAACTCATAGGAATATGCTCAACTTTCTTTTCGTAGTGCCACAACCGGCAACCGTCATTACCTTTTGAGAAATAGAACCGTCAGCTTTAGTTATGCGCACTTTATCATTCAGCACCGGGATAATCGCAGGAACATACATTGTAATCTGATAGCTATAGACGAAGTCTTTTCCATCGGCAGCCGGAACAGTCTTTGCAGACGAATTCCCGTGAATCTTACAGTCTCCAAGGGGAAACCATGATTCCGGAATCCGCACCGGATTAAAGTTCTCATCATGGGAGCCTTCACCTGGAACATACAACTCTATTTTATCTTCATACCACATATCACCACATACAAGAACCGTCCTCAATCTCTGTCACATCACCAGAAAGAAACTCGGAGGTATCGAAACTAAACTGTTTGCAAAGCATCGATATGTGCTTTGTCAAGCCGACAATATCATACGAGTTGGAACAATCAGCCTCACTTTCAGAAGACAAGGTACGCATTCCTGATAAGTAGGAAAGTACGGCAGACACAACTTTCCTCTTATCTGTGCAATCGTCTTCCGGTTTCAACCCCACATCATCCAACAAATCTTTCACCGTTAACGGAGAAGGATTGTAGTGCAAACACTTAGCTATGAATACCTCCGAATTTGTCATTTCTTCAATTCTTCCAGTCTTGCTTGAATAGCATTCACGACAGTTACACGAGGCTTCTCTAACGCACTTTCAGCATTCAGATAGCCGTTCAATTTCTCGACATCGGCAAAATCAGCAATCTGTGAGATAACTTCTTTTGTCCCCTTAGACATATCAATGTCTGTAAGAACCAGTTTAACCTCAACTACAAGTTTTCGCCTGATTACGTCCTTTGCACGTTCATCACTAAAATGGGTAATTTCTGTGCCAGGTTGATAAAGCTTCTTTGTCTCCTTATCTTGGAACTTTTTAATTACTACGAGTTTCATACAGAGAATTTTAGCCTACGGGAACTTCTTCACCGTCAGGATATTCGACATTCGTATTTCTAACCTTTAGATTAACGATAGCGTTAATACATGAGATGATAGGAACTGCACGCCAAGAGCCTTGTGTATACTCTGCGGCCTGTTGTCCTGTAGATTCGCCCGTAGTCCATTTTGCAATACGAATGCCATCTCCTGCATCTGTGTATTGAACAGATGGGTCTGGCATAATAGCATTGTCCTCGAAAGCAGGTTGTACTTCACCAAGCTTACCATCATCCGTTTTAGGAATAAATACAATTACATTATCATCCCACGGATTGATATTGGTAGAAATACCGTCTTTCTGGTAAGCAGTCCGTTTATTGATTTCGATGATATTAGGAATCTTCATGGATTTCAGATAAGCCGAGAATTCATCCTCTGTCAGAGAACGGGTATTCTTATCTTTACCAAGATAGCCGGTGCGTAAACCGATACTACGCATCATCCAATACTTGATAACAGGAGCCATCAACAACGCATCGAAAGTAACGCCTTTATTGGCATACTCATAAACAATCTTCTGCAGAATACGTACTGCATCGATAGCCGCATTATCAATGTTCTCCTCGGTCCATTCCTTATCAGAATCAACCATCTGTTTGTTTTCTTCTGGCATACCATAATCAACCAGATACTTACGTCCTTCCGGATTATCAATAGCCGGGTCGAAAATAGCCATACCACCACCAGAGAGTGCTTTCAGAATAATTTCATCCGCCACATCCTTGCAACCGAGATAAGCATCTTTGTAATCACCGAACAAACATTTCTGAATTTCCTTTAACTTCTGAACAGGATTAATACGGTTATTTTCGTAAACCATCAACATGGTACGCAATGTCTTCGCATCCGTTTTGAACTTGTGGCCTACACGGGGAATCTCACCGTTCCACAATTCAAACCCTCTACCAGCGCGTAATGGAGTATCAGCATCGTTTCCGATGATAGAAGCACGGATACGAACACTATATTTCCCCATGATACCTTCGGCAGTCAAACCCAGTTGAGGAGGACGGAAATCGAACCAACGATCAACGTAGGTCTGTTCCCAAAGCGTTTTATTTTCCAGAGTCGCCTTATCAAACATGATCTGCATCGTGCCGATCAAGTCAATAGGCTTCCCTGTTTTTACGTCATTGATTTTAAAAGTCGAAAAAATAGATTTCATTTATAGCCTCCTTTCTTAGTAAGAATCAGTGAATTGAATGTTGGGGTTGTCTTTCAAGCACATTCCTTGAATGAACTTCTCCGGAATAGGGGGAATACGTCTTTTGTAATACATTTCTCCCTTAGAATTGATAGCAACATCCACAGATACCTCGTCAAGACCGATATAAGTTCCCATCGGTTCAGCCCCCACAGTAATTCCTTGCGGATGCTCAATAGGGAAAACAGCCGGAGCCTTACCTTCACCCTCTGCAGTTCCTTCAATCACTTCAAACAAAGCATCACCAACCTTCAAGCCAGCAATAGCTTTATCAAGCACGACGACAAAGCCGTTACGATCATTAATAATCTTCGTGATACTTACAGTATCCTCAAAGTTTCCGGAATCGTTCATTGCAACATGATCCCCTACCATGAAGATGGGAGAAAGGAATTCATCATTTTGCAAAGAGACTTTCTTCGCATCGGTTGCATCGATAGCTACAACACGAGATGCTTTCAACACGACAACTTGCCGGGACGATGTTTCATCATACTCGGCAAGAGAAGCAGAAGGAATAATCACGCCAACCGGATAGTTGACCTTCTCCTTGTTCAGATTAAATCCACCTACTACTCCGATAGCCGGAGAACCAGTGCAGATAGGACGAAATCCACCAACTTGCTTTTTTCTAAATTTCATGTCATTTGTAAATTAAACATTAAACGTTCTATTCTGGAACACCTAAAGATTTCAACCAGTCAGCAGCCACAGCATCCTGCACCTGTGAATCAGACGCTTGCGACCCATTGTCTTCTGCAGGTTTCAAGCCTTTTGTGATAAGATGTTGCTTGTAACCAGTCAGATATTCTTCTGGCTCCTTATCATCCGGTACTGTAACGAACTGCATTTCATCCTCTGTCAATCCCAGTTTCTTCATCGCATTAGATATGGTAGTTTGTCGATCAGTCTGGCTCTTATCTTTTTTAAGAGTTTCAATCTCATCCTTGTAAGGCTTAATTGCAGCTTCCAACTTTGAAGTAAAATAGCTATCCAACTCTTCCGTTGTATAACTCGCCTTACCTCCCTTGTTACCATCTGCACCTTCACCACCTGCTGTTACTGGTTTCCCGTCCTTTAAACCGTGTTTTTCCTCATAGTTTTTAATAGAGGAAACATTTGCTTCATTAGCCCGGTAGTCCCCGTAGGATTTAACTACGTCTTGAAAGTTGATGCCGTCTACAATTCCCGTAATCTGACTTTCATCCGTCACACCTTCCGCCTTTTTAGTTGCCATTCTTTCCAGAATGGCTTCGTCAACACCCACAAATTTGGTTTTCAACGCTTCTAAAAGTTTCTTTTTCATATCTAAATTGATTAATTTGCGGTAAAGATATAAATTATTTCAAAAGTGCGTTTATTAAACTCGTTTATTTTTTCGCAGCCATAACTTGCAATATTTTAGATAATTACATATCAAACAATGAAATAATTCAAAAAAAACAAATACAATCCTTTCATATATTAAATATATGATATATATTTGCAACTAATAAAAGAGTTTATTAAACACATATATTTATAATTTATACAGAAAAGTATTATTAACCATTTAACGCAACTGATTATGACACAGAAAGAAAGAATAGAAAAAGTTCGTGAAGCCCTTAATAATGGCAAATGTTTAAGTGTAGAGTTTTACAAAGATGGTTCCGGTGCGTGCTTTCACTTTATAGACCCTCACGGGGACCACGGATTACCATGCGATTGGTCGATGTCTTTTCCAATTGAGGAAGCAATACAAATCATTAGTGGATTTCGATTTAAGCAACACGAATTAAACAAATGTTATTAACCAGCAGGGCGAAAGCTCTGCACAATACACCAAATTATGAAAGCAACCTGCATCTTAGTTAAAAAGACAGAATTAGAGATATTAATTGAAATCGGTGATAAAACAGCTATCAATAAAATGATTGAGCAAAAAGAGAAAGCGTTAGAAGAGGCTATCAATAATGCAGAATGGTATGCAAGTATAGGTCTTGACGGAATGGCAGATAATGAAGTAGCAAGGCAAGAAAAACTAATAAGAGATATAAAAAAATTGAAAGCAGCAATATAAGTTTAAACAGCAGGGTGGAAGCCTTGCCCAACATACTTAATTATGAATACATATAGTAAATTTGTGCCAAATGTGTTTTTGGCAAAGTGCAGTGAACAACACGAAAAAGGAGAAACTATTTTGGTATCGACTAAATATGGTAAAGAGAATGAGAGCATAGTGTTTAACTTAATGTTTGAGAAAGATGGTTTTTACTATTATTCCATTGTTAGAGCTGACGGGTTCAATGTTCAAGAATGGGCAAAGCAAAGAGCAGAACGTCGTCATGAATGGGCTGCATCAGCAGCGCAAAAGAGTAATGAGTATTTTCAAAGATCAAACAAACATCGAGATTTCCTTTCTTTAGGCGAGCCTATCAAAGTAGGACACCATAGCGAACGAGGACATCGTAAAATGATAGATGATGCCTGGAACAATATGGGTAAATGTGCAGAGTTCAGCGATAAGGCTTACGAACATGAAAACAAAGCAAAGTATTGGGAGAAAAGAGCCAACACCATTAATCTGTCTATGCCGGAAAGCATCGACCTATACGAGCATAAACTTGAAGAAGCAAAAGAGTACCATGCAGGATTGAAATCCGGCAAGTACCCACGTGAGCACTCTTTCTCTTTGCCATACGCAAAAAAAGCAGTAAACGAGGCTCAAAAGAATTATGATCTTGCAGTTAAATTGTGGGGGGGATGTTTAATCGGTAGCCTTCGGGTTACCTTTAATAAAATTTGCAGAAATTCTATCAGATACTTTATATTTGAACTAAATTTGCAAAAATGAAAAACATTGTAACATGAAGAAACTTACAAGCATATTAAAAAATCAAACTATCCGAATTGATAACCATGATAGTGGAACAGGCAGACCATTTGAGTGGGGTACAGGTGTACACATTCATAAAATTCTAAATGAAAAGAAATACAAAGGTGCAGAGTTTATTCTTCCACTTGACAGACCCGGAGAAATTAAGTATATAAGAGGATATGACATATCCGGAAATATCGAGAGCGAAATTAGAAAAGCATTCAAAGATGAAGATATTCGAAGAAAATTCATTTTAAATTTGGGAGAAGCGCTTAAAACAATTGCTGATAGTAATCATTTAGATGAAAAATTACGTAGGAAGATGCTCATCCAAAGCGGTACACAATTAATTAAACTATTTGGCGCAAAACAAATAGCAAGTGTGAGCTGGTTCAGAGATGGAGATAATTTCATATCAGAATTTATATGTCAATCCGAACCGCATATTTATATTGAGCAGAATGTAAAAGGAAACTACATCACAGTTTCTAATAGCGAACAATACATTGAATTATTCGATGAAATATTCAAAGAAAACAAGAAAGCAAAATGAAGCAGACAAGTAAAGTATATCACGTAGAACTCTCTGAACCAATAGAAGTAGATGGAAAATCGGAGAAGCATTTCTACTTCGGCTCACAAGCTGCCATCTACGGCACTTTCTCCGCTGAACAGCTAGGAATAAGCTACGGCTATCTAAAGTCTAAATTTCACCTAGAGGAAAAGCCGTACAGCAACGACAAATGCACTATCCGATTAGGTGAATTAAGAAGGAAAAAGAAAGAAAAATAATTTTTGGCGTTTTTAAGCGTTTCAAATCTTTAAGAAAGAAAGGGCAAGGCCGGAACGGACGCCCTTTCTTTCTTAATTCGCAACATTGCAAAACAATTATATTCTGATTATCTTTGCAATACAAAAATTAAAGATTATAAAAATTATGATTTACTTTAAGCCAAATCAGGTAACTTCGCCCCAAAAATTCATGAAAATTGTCAGAGTCATATTTGACGGAGGGCTTTATTCTTTTTCAATAGCAGAATTAGAATGGGAAGGTAGCAAAGTATATGGAATGAGATGGAACGTCAGCAGAAAGGAATGGGACGATTCAGACAAAATCAGCGGAAAGAAAATTTGTTTAGGAATGCCAGTCTCAAGAGCCCGCCCAGTGTGGTTCGTCATACCTAATGTTACTGCAAAATATTTTGAGCAGATAATATCAGACGAGCTAGAAAGATTAAAATCAGAGGGATATAGGGTATAAGTTATTGTTTTCCTAAAACTTATTTGTACATTTGCATTGTGGAAAGAGTGAGGGAAGTTATGTTCCCGCTTTCTGCACCAGCCCGGGCGGAGCAATAATCCGCCCATTTTTTATTTTGTACCAAGAGTCTTTTTAAATTCGATTGTTAAATCTTTCAATAATTCAGACATTTTTTGGGGATATATTTCCCGCATTTTATCTTTTTCTTTAAACCGTCTCTTTGTCCATAAACCTAAACCAGACTCCCTAATATCTTCCAATTTATCATAATAATTCTGGCCCATACCAATATATTCCTCTAGTAATGATTCTATTCTTTGGCACAGTTTATCAGACAGACAAAGTTTATTTAGTAGAAAGTAATCAATAGTATCTCTAAATGCTTCATTCATCTTTTTAAAATAATAATCTTGAGAAAAAGATTCTTTTGATTCAGATTCCACATCCTTAGCAAGCTCTGGATACAGGTAAATCCTTATGAAATATTCTAGTAACACCATTTTTTTATATAGTTCCTTAATCGTTTCCGCACGCTCTTGATGAAGTTTGCTAAAAACAACCTCGGAACGATATTTTCTATAATCTAAGCAGGTTTTAAAAATCTGCTGGCCTATGAAAATGAAGAATGCAATGATAGCACTACATGACAAATACTCATTCATACTCTACTTTTTTACATAAATAGGAATAATAAACACATAAAAGATTCACTCTATCTTATTTTTTTGTCTTATTCCAGAATCTTACTGTTGCTACTTTCTTTTCACCAAGAAGCGTTCTGAACTCTGCTTCTAATTGACTTAGCAACTCTAACAATTCATTATCAACTTTTTCTCTTACGTCCTTACATTGTTTCAATTTTTCCTCCAGAGAATCTGTATTTCTACCCTTGACAGACTTCCTGATATCCTTATCCAAGAAAGAATAATCAATAGCACAATAACTCATTTTTCTTATCAAGTTATCAATTTTATCACATAATTCTTCTGGTATATACACTCTATTCAATTCAAAATAGTTTTTTGTTTCAACATAAGATTTTTCCAAAGCATCATAAAGTGAATTTCTAACCTCTTCTTCTGTTTTTGATCCATCAGTTAAGATTCCAACCCTCGTAAAAAATTGCAAGTTGCTATAAAAATATTTCATTTTCTGATACATATCTCCTATTACAAACGCTCTTTTCTCATGAAGATTAGCAAAAATGACTTGGCGTTTATATGTCCTCCAAGCAACAAAAACCTTAATTGCTTGTTCTATTATATATATAGTGAACAAAAATACAATAATCCATATAGGGGCCACCAAACCTGACAAATACTTTATAATAAGATTTTCCATACTTTTATTTTTTTACAAAGATAGATATAAAACTAATCAATTTCAAAAATAATAATTACTTCTTCCACAACAGTTTTAGCAGTCCCTCTTTATCCATGTAGTAGACGTCCGGAAGCTCCCCTATCCTATCCATACCTTTAAAGCGTCCGACCTCCCGATTAATAGCAGAACGAAGCTCCTGGTACTTATCATTCGTAAAATAGAATATTGCCCGATCAGCTTTCCGAGCATCCTTCATGTATTTACGAATAGTATTCTCATTGGCATTATCAATGTATTTCACATCCCACGTATGATCGTCGAACATTAAGTCAGGTACACCTTTGCCTTTACCATTCTCCGGCAGGAATTCTACATATTTTCCATTATTCTTTGCCAATAGCTTACCAACCATCTTTTCAGCATCACCACCGCCTTCAGTGTTGGTAAACTGGTGTTCACCATGATAAACATTAAATCCACCACTGTACTCATCAAAATAAGCTTTCGTCCATTCTTCTCCATAAGATTGATATTTCTCCTTTGACTTCTTACGAATCTCCATTCGTTCTCCGGTGTTCATCGCTTCAACTTTCACGCCTGTATATTGCGGATTATCCTTTATCCAATATGGAAGAGTGCCACGGTTATTTGCCTTTTCAATTCGCCCCTCATTTTCCTGCATCCATGAATAAAACTCACTTGGCAGTTCAGTAACTTCATTTTCCGATTTGAATCCCGCTGTATCCTCTCCGGCAAGAATCTTATCAGTGAGCATATCTACTTCATCATCCGAAGCAAGTACACTAATCGCATGGCACATGCAGTTAGAATGCCATCCCGTAAACTTGAAGTCTTTTGGATATACTCCCGCTAGTTTATCGCAAATATCCTTTTCCGGATGATTTTTTGAGAGTTTTATTTCAATCCCTACAACAAAATCAAGTTGGGCCCACCTTTCATGATCGGCTGTCCGATATGCAATATTAGGCTCCGTCCGTGCCAAACGTTGAGCATTGCGGCTACTACTACGATATTGACCTGCCCCCGGATGATAAGCTTTTGCGTTCTTTGATAAAACAAGCTCTCCCCGTTCATCACGAACTCGTCGAAATAGCTTATCCGGCTCATTCAGGTATTTTTTCACCTTTGCCGCCATCGTATTTGCCGACATTCCTTGCCCGATACAACAATCAATAGACATTTCCATTTCTTGCCGGAACTGTCCTTCATATTTCCAAATACGTTGAGACAAGTTCAATCCATCATCTCTGGACCTTCGTGCAAAGAAAGAATCCATAGCTTTCTTGTTACGCCCAAAGTAGCGAGCAAAATGCTCGTTATCCACAACCTTCTTACCGAACACGGACCGAACAAGTTCATCCGATTTCAAATTTGCCTGCTCCCATTCATTAATGACACCAGATCGTATTTGTTGATATACGCGGGTATATAATTCCCGTAGCAGGACGTTTGCCTTATCTGATATAGTAGGATAGTCTGTGAAAGAAAAAGGCTTCTTAGGGTCGTGGATTGGCTCTACCTCCAACGCTAAAGAGATAAGCCGTTCCATCACATCCAGGTAGATTACCCGGACGCTTGCAGCATATCCTTCGGTACGTTGGAGTAATGCCCGTTTATATTTGTTCTCATCAATCTTTGCCATGTCCCTTATTCTGCACTACCGAAAATATCTTGTTTATACCGGTCCTTCTCTTCCTGCAACTCTTGCTCATGTTGCGTTCTCAAACGCTCTTTTTCCAGATTAGCATCCTTGATGATCGGATTCATTTCAATAAATGTTTCGTCGGACATACCACCGGCATTTTTAGTTGAGATCAGATTTTTTAATACGGCTTCAATATCTTCTCCGAACGGTTCTTGAAATTCATGTTCCACGACCAGGTTATCACACTCACCTCGAAGAGAAATATCCAGAACGTTACCAATTATAGCAATAAGGACACTAGCTATACGATCTGCATACTCATCGTGTCTTTCTTTATGTCTGTCTGCCTTGATTACAGCCAAAAGCATAAGTTGTTTCAATGCTTTAGCCGAAATCTGGGAAAGGCTCTTCATCGTATCAAAGTCTATTTTAGGGGTGAAAGTGAAACGATGAATCTTATCGTCCAACTCCTCCGCTTCTTGCTTCTGATTTTCCGGTGCATTATCCCACGTCAGATATTTCATATCCGGTTTTTTAGAACCGTCTAACGAAGGTTTCAAAGCAAAAAATTTGCTATCCTCACCTTTTTCTGGAAGAGAATTAACAATATCCGCATCAGCAACTAAAGCAGGATCAGAAAAACGATCATTGACATCGGCTCTACGGCTTACCATCATTTCTTTACGGTGCATCATAGGTTCAACACCAGCACACTCCGGTTCCTGCTCAAAAAGAACCACGCATATCTTCTTTGCAAGATTCACCTCTTCCTCAATATCCCAACCCATAGGAGCACGTTTGCAGTGATATATCGTATTCTTTGTATGTATATCAACATGGTATTTGATTTCACCGCCTACTTCCTGTAAGTTATACCCACGTGCAAAGCACATCATTCGTCCGAATTGGTCTTTACGGAAATATATATCATCACCCAGACTTCTGGCTACGACTTTGATAAGGCAATCCGGTTTGCCTTCATCGTTCCGATAAGTATGAAAGAGCAACGCACTTTGCCCTTCCGCGCCTGCCAGACGTTTTGCTTCGCGAACCTTCGCATTGAATCGGGTACTTTTAATCAAATCGATATATCTGGAAAAAGCCCGGTCTGTCCCCTTAGATGATTGCGTCCATTTCAGAGGACGACCATACAAGAATACGAGAGCTATCTCATTGATAAAAACCGGATAGGGAATAGGTATCTTCCATTTTTCTTCCCAACGTAGAAACTTACGTTTACCCGATGCAGGGTCTTTTTTACCAAACACCGCTTTATTCGGCCTATTCATCACCTCATGCTGCTGGGTATCATATACCTTCAAAGCAGCTTCAACCTTTGCGGAGTTATCCGTCATTTGTGAAAGCGCACGGTTCACATCCTTAGCTTTCAACAACTGTTCAAACTCCTGATTGCGACCAACAGCCGCATTCACACCATTAACAATCCAATTAAACAATCCCATAATTACAACATTAAAAATTAACCACCTAAAGCACTTAAAATATATTCTTCATCTTCATCTGATAATTCCGCATAATCATCATCCAGAAGATAATTGATTGCATAAACCAGAATATCTACATACTCATCATGTGTCTTTGCCGGAAACTGGCTCACCTCATCTATAAACTCTTCGTTCCAATCACCTTCCACCAATATCACCCGGCCGCACTCTATTTTAGGCGAGACACCGTGTAGTCGCACTTCCTTGCTGTCCGTTGGTGCTGGTGTCCTGGTTACATTCAGTTTAGTGTACTTCTTTACTGCCTGAATGACAGTTATACCATTTGCCTTCGGTTCTATTCTGATCGTGCTCCGGCTATCATATCCATGTGCCCGCACATAATCTGGAATAAACCTCATTAATTCAGGAAACTCCTTCCAGACCTTTTGCGCATGGAACAAGTACAAACAGTTCTGTATCCGACATGCAGCAAGTATTCCGGACGGGTCATTGTCCGTTTTCTGTTTTTTCTCATCATAGGCAGTATCGAGAAAGAAGTGAATCGGAACACCGCCACGAATAGCGAGGAATTGCGATAAAGGAATATGCCCGAACCAACTTGCTTTGACAATATTACCACCTTCAACCGAAGGAGCCTGTTCATACTGTCCGGCATACCCACGACTACCGAGGTCAATCTTTGCTTCATCTATCACCTCCCTGTCAATACGTACAGGGTCCAGAAGCCCGTCAATGTAACGTTCTTTCAGCTCCGGAGGATTCACCCTCTCCGACACTTCTGCTGGTAGGCATATATGCCTAATCTTATCCTTTTTCTTTTTCAGCAGATACCCCGTCACATCATCATCATGCAATCTTTGCATAATAGTTACCATCGGAGTATTCTTTTTGTCAACCTTACGGGACGAAAGCGTTTTAGTATGGTCATTCGCCTGTAATCTCATTGCAGGAGACTCCGCCTGTTTGGGATTTACAGGGTCGTCGTTGATAATCACATGCGCGTGCTTTCCGGTAATTGTACCACCTGTCGAAGTAGAATATCTGGCGCCTCCCTTTATGTTCTCATAACTACCTTTACCGGACTTATCGTGTCTTATCACCACTTCCGGAAACAAAGTACGATACAAGTCAGAAGTGATGATGTCCTTCGACTTCGAAGCGTGTTCTAACGACAAGTCACCCGAATAAGAGTTTGAAATAATCCTCAACCGTGCATCCTGCGTCCAAAGCCATGCATGCCACATAATTGTGACAATAGTTGATTTGGTAGAACCAGGAGGAATATTGATAATTATGTCATAGGGCTTCTTCTCTCTGCGTACGATATAGCCAGATAGCTCTTGAAGTTCTTCACACAGATACGGAATATGCCAATTAAAAACCGGAGTTTCCGGTATAATAACCGCCCAAAACGTTTTCACGAAGTAGAAAAAGGATTTCCTACATTCATCCGCCTGGACGGCTCTTGCCATGCTCAATATATCTACCTGTCCCAAACTCACTCTTTTGCTGCTTTATCCTGCTTTTCTGCAATACCCAACAATACTTTTCTTTCTTCCTCCGATAACTTCGACACATCAAAGTCTTTGCTTGTTACTTGTACCCCCACTCCATCAGGGGCGACAATCTCTTTACGTTCTGTATATCCTCTACTTTTGCCTTTGGTTTTCAGATAGAATATGATAGCCGTAGTATCTCCCTTCTGTATTTTTTTCAGAAGGGAGGCCTCGGCAATATCGATCTGCAATTCATTGATAGCATCGGCACGTTCTTTAAATTCCGCATCCTCACGATACCAACGATAGAACGTCTGCCGTGAGAGTCCAACCTTCTCACAGGCAAACGTGACAATACCGCTACATTCCTTCAATGAATCGAGCAACTTTTCTTTATCTTTCTGAATGTCCTCTTCGGCCTTAGGCATTTTATATTCCTCCTCCCCTCTCTCTATAGATAGCCCCTAAAATAGCACGATAGGAACGTTTCTTCGGGTCCCCCGCTATCAATAACTGATAAGACAACTGACACGTTTTTGAAGATTCCCTACCGGACATTTTAACATAAAGATGTTTAGCCAATTTATAACCAGGATATAAGTCTGGATGTAGAGCGGCCTTTTTCATTGTATCTCGGAATATGACCCGATAATCCTTTTCCTTATCTTGCTCAAACTTCCGGTCTTGCTTAGAACTCCGGAACATATCAGTATCCCAATATAGCATAACAAGGTCTGCATTTGGTTCTCTACGAATCACCCGCTCATACAAATCCGGGTAGAACTCCATAACCTTAGGTAATGACTTGATTGTATCAATGCTAAAAAACTGACTAATACGAAGTTTATTCAACGGTACACCTGTCTTATACAGGTAGATATAGGTCATAGGAATAGTAAGGTTATTCAATTTGATATACAGCCAAACATCATTATCACGCCAATCGTATATTGGATAAAGAAATGTAGAAATCCTGATTGATGCTATGGACTGTCGGCGTTGAATAGATTCTGCCATTCTTAGACCTATCATTTGAGGAACACTTTTAAAAATCTTCGCCCCAAATTCCTGATATGACATCCCCATACGAAACATCGAGTGATTGCGAATAGCAAACTTAGGCATAGGTCTCACCCACACGCTTTCTTTGCCTGGCTCCCAACAGATAAAGCTTTCATCATTCGCTAACCTATTGCAACAATTATAATGGCGTATAGGCAAACAGAACCAATAAAACTTTGCCCCCAAGGACATGAAACGTGAGCGCCATTCAAGTGCAATCTGCTCAACATCTGGATAAATGGCTTCCTCGTCAAAGAACACTACGATAATGCGACTAAACGGAATTGTATATTTCTGCATTGTCTTTATCAGCATATCGCACATACATATAGAATCTTTGCCGCCAGAGAAACTGACGGCAACTTTTTGATTCTTATTGAATGCTTCGAGAATCCTACGCTCGGTAGCATCTACAACGTTAATATCTAAATCCTTTACGTACATCTGCGAATGATTTGGGCTTTACTAAATCTTTGCGTACCACGTTGGGTAATGAGCTTTAGAAACTCTTCCCTGTCAATCTTTGATAGCCGGAAGATTTCTTCTTTACTCATCCCTATTTCCTTAGAGATTTCATCCACACTTTTTCCCTTCTCCAATAGAGCTTTCACTATATTTTCCATTGGTTCAAGCAGATGAGTACCACGGGCACGATTGAAAGTGACAGTACCATACATGTCTTGACTTTCGTCTTTATGTGCCACTACTACAATAGGAATCTTATTGCCGAGCATTGTCTTTAGCGGTTCCCTGCCGGACACAAGCCAACGGTGAAACCCGTCAATGATCGTAAAGTCCGGACGCACTACGATGGGAAAACAAAAACCATTCGTCAAGATGCTTTGCATAAGGAGATTCAGATTCTTTTCCAGAACCTTGTTGGGGTTATAGTCATTCGGCTTCACCTTATCCCGGTCTACAAACTGAATTTCCCGAAGTGGTTTGAATAAATCAACATTCTTATCCATAGTCCTATGATTAAATTGTTATCTCCTTGCCGCAATGCGGACACACCATTGTACGGGCTGTTTGCATGCCAGCTTCAATTTCATCGACTTCCTGAATGTCGGCAACCTCTTTCTCTGATGTGAACTGCTGCTCCTTCTTTACCGGTTCCGCAAAATTCACTCCCATATTATCAGTGCTAACTTCATTGATGATCGCATCCAGATATTCTGGAGTAAAGCCGATAATATCAACATCTCCAATTTCTTTAATAATCTTCTCCACGTCCCCAAAATTCACATGAGACATTGTCTGAATCTTATTGTCTTCCAGAACGAGTTTTTTCTTTTCTTTGTCAGTCAAACCATACATGACCGTAATAGAAGCCTCTTTCTCTCCACGATATTCCAAAGCCTTTTTCTTGCCATGACCGCAAAGAACCATCATGTTTTCATCAACGATGATCGGATAATACTGCCCGTATCGTTCCATACTTTCGGCAATAGCCTTCACTTGTTCCTCCGGATGCACATTTGGATTACCCGGAAACTCCTTCAACTCTGACAGGAGTACTTTCTTTGTTTCTAACTTCCTTTTCATTCCTACACAAAATTTGATTGATTAAACTTTCTCCTGCAAGAACTGCCTCGCAGAAGGTATATAGTTAGCAGCTTCCTCTACCAAGCTACTATCTATTTCGTAAACTTCCCCAAAACCATTTTCTACGCTACCACACCATTGGCGTGAAGCCCAACAATGTGTACCAACACGAAAGCCACGCGGCCAAGAATAAATCGGAGGCATTGGAAGATGATAATAATGGATGATCGCAAGAATTTCCTCATGCCTGGTATCGGCAATAGGAGAAAAACGGGTGATACCCTTTGTATTGGTGTACATTCCACCTGGCCCTACATAGTTCCCATCTTGTATTCTTCGACCAAGACAAAGAATATCCGTTTTGTGATTCTTCACATAGGCATCTTGCGCCCGATGTTGGATGATGCTAAACCACTTTGCAGCCAAAGATGAATCATTCGGAAACAACATCTCTGGATGAGATGCCAACCATCTAAGGTCCTGCCCCGTGTTGATAATTTCCAGTCCTACCGGTCGGTGTTTGTCTATCCATTGCATAAAAGCTGGATATTCCAGATTACAACGCCCGAGCAAACAGTCATGTACTCCGGCCTGTTCCATTATAAAACCAAGAGCAATGCTATCTTTTCCACCACTCCAAGCATAAGCAACACGTTTGCCGTGGATATGTGGCTTCACCTGCTCGACTAAGCGATCTACCAGATTATCCGTTTCCTGCTTCGATACATATTGCTCGATGTTGGAGAATACACGAAGCCAGTCAGTGTGCGATGATGTTTGCTTTTTACCCAGAACCGCTTTCATAGCTCATTGAATTGTAGAGCCACACTCGTAATGAAAGCTCTTGCACCTTCATCGTATTTCAGTTGTAGCCAATTATACTTTGTCACCCTAAACCGGATGTTTGTCACGAATCCAGGCAGCGCACGCATAGAATATCCGGCATTAAAAACGAATCGTCCATAATCCAGACCTCCAAGCACCTGCAGACGGTCACCGTCCATGAACTTCCGACCATTGTACAAATTATCCCAAGTCGCATCGATCATGAACCCAGCAGGGAGTTTTATAGTACCGGACAATGTTTCGGTGAACATCTTTTCTTTCGTATTGTACGTTGAACGTGCCAAAAGATAAAACCGTTGCTGATAGTTCACATTCAGCCATGCGCCAAAGGAAACAGCTTCGGATGTCATGTTATACTGCAACACCTGAGTAACAGATAACCACTTCGCAACATCTGCCCGATAGCCGACAAAAGGAGCAACGGTAGAACCGTTACCATGCAGAGAAGTAGTAACCGGCATGAATATCCGGAACTTGGTTGGTTGAGTAATACCGTCGTAAACTTGCGCTCTGGCTACCAACGACACAACAATCAATGTAATGATGATAAATAGCTTTCTCATTTTCTACGTGATTTTTTTCTATTCAGTGACTTCTTCCCCTGTAACCGTTTGTATTGAGAAACTGATTTTCTTATATCCCTTGCTGTTCCTCTTGCAGATTCGGTCAATGCTCTAAATGTACGAATGTGAGCTTCCATCTTTTCTGCACAAGCTAAGTATTCACCATGTACCGCTTTTATCTCTGCAATACGTTTGTCCATATCGGTTCGGTCTATCTTTATAGCCACTTCCATTGAGCCACGCTGCAAAGGTTTACGACGAACTGCCATAATCCCTGATGCCAGGATGGTGAAAAGAGAACCGAATACGATCATCGGAATGTTACCTGTGAAGTTCCCATAAGCGAATATTGGTAAACCTACAATCATGCTCGTTAGGATGCCGTAAAACAGCCCTCTTTCGCTCATTCTTTTGCCGAGAATAGCGAACACCGTCGGGAGCATTACCGAGGAACGTAGGGTCCCATACAGCAAGAAAAGATATAAAATCGTTAGACCAGGAATGTTTGCTATCAGAATAGCGATGATAGTAACAACAATCATAGCGAATCGGGCTGCCCGTACTTCATTGGCAAAAAGGATAAAAAGAAAAATATTCTTCTGAATCCGACCATGCCATTTCTCATTCATGGATAACCGTTTCACTACGTCATGTCCGGCAACGGAACTCACTGCGCAAATAATACTATCAACGGTTGATATCAGTCCGGAAAGTATAAGCACAAAGAACAGGTATAAGAACCATTTAGGACAGAAAGCCATCACAGCCCCTACATTTGTCAGTTGTGTGTCGGATATAGCCAAACCTGTTCCGGCTGCAAAAAAGCCAAATACAGCCAAAGAAATAGGTACAACGGCAAAAATAAAGGCAGCGGTTATCATTGTGCGCTTCACTTTGTCAGCTTTCACACAAAACACCCGCTGCCAGAACATCTGGTCCCCGAAGGTTCCGGACAACAGACCGATTGTTGTAGGAATACCAAAAGACAGGGCCACCATTATTCCGGTAGCAGAGAATAAACTACCAAAATCTCCAGTGATACCACCTAGACCATTAAACAGTGCATTCGGTCCGGCACTTGAAAACATTATAGGCAATCCAAGCAATAAAACAATCACGATCCAAAGCATCTTCCAGAAGTCAGTAACGATACTGCTACGAATCCCGCTTGCAAATGTGTACAAAAGCGGGCATACAGCCATGACAATAGTAGTTGCTGTAAACGATATTCCTGTAATCTTTGAAAAGATGGTTGCTCCGGCCAGCAACTGAACGGCAAAACTCATCGTCTGCAGCCCGAACGATTCAATGAGATACAGATTATGGCAACGTTTCGAATACTTCTCACGAATATAATCCGAGAATGTCCAACCATCCGGCCGGAGCTTACGCATCTTATTGGCAAAGAAAGCAAACAGAATCAATGTAAGAACATTCGGAACTACAAACCAAAACACACCGGCTAAACCTTGCGTATATGCTTTTTCCGATGCAACAAACATCGACGGAGCCCACACCCAGGTAGCAGCCATTGAAAAAGCTGTAAGCAACCACGGCATAGATCGGTTAGCAACCAAAAATTCTTCTTTCGTCTTTTTGTGTTTTCGTAGGAACACAACGAGCATCATCATAGCAACAAAGTATGTCGCAATCAGAGCCCAACCCTCTAAACTTGATAATCCTTCCATTTTCACACTAATTTTTAAGATGTAACATCTGTAACTACTTGGCAAATATAAAGAAAGTGCGTTTATTAAACGTATCTTTAAAAGAAAAATCGTCTAATAAACGCACAATATCCAATATCAACCTACTGTCTAATACCCAAACACAAGCATCGCAGCATCACGAGAATGTTCATTCGTCGGTTTATCGTATTTAGTTATATTCCTGAATGTCAAAGCATTGACTTTAGTTATTGAATCCTTAGGATGAATCATTTCAAAGGGTATACCAATATCAGTTAGAAAGTCCTCCCATATCTTAGCATCACGTTTAACTGATCCAACCCCCTGCAGCATTTCCCTTTCTTCTTCTCTTGTCTTATAACTAGATTGATACCATGTTCTTAATCGCGCATCTTCAACACGAACTAACATACTTCCTCCGTACGTTTTATACATTTCTATCACATACATCATTGCTTTATGAATTGCGGTAGTCTTTATCAACTCAAACTTTCTTGCAGTAACATTCCATGTGGCAACTCCGGTATTTACTCCGGTATCTATGCCGATAACAAAAGCGTATTTTTTAATCATCTTCAAACTATCTTTTTAAACTATACAAAATACCACCTCTCCCCCCCTATAGTCCCCCCCTCTCAAAAATTATTCTTTTTGGGTAACTTGAATCTCTATCATTTGCATACTGTGTGGAGAAGTAAACTTTTCAAGTTCTGACCTTTTTGGGAAAACAAGTGTCATGTAAGCATCGTCCGGAATAAACTTATACCGTGCAGCTTTTACTTCATAGATTGAAAGCGGTTTATCTGATTTCACAGTCAGGTGCCAACGTCCTTCTAATATACTTGTCATAACCAAATTGGAACCATGTAGGAAAGCACCTTCTTTGTACTCTCCATGTTCATCCCGGCAGATGGATGGACGTTCGTATGTGGCGTTCAGTTCCTCAATCAATTCGTTATTCAATCGTTTGCGCTTCAATGGAGCCGGAACAATGATTGCCGGATTCAGTTTTACTGTAGCCGTTTTTTCTTCTGTCTTCAAGTTGTTGTGAAGTACTTCTAATCCGGCTTCTTTTGTCACTCCCTCTTGAAGAGGTTTTAAGCTTTTCTCTACGTCTTGCATAATCGTAATTTTAATGGTTTATAATCAATATCTAAATTTGGTAAAGTGGATGATCGGCAGCGGCTTGTCGAATGTTATTCCAGTAAACCACGCTTTCCAATCTTCAACAGTCAGCCCGTCGTTCTCCGCTATTTGTTTCAGAGTAAGCATCGACATTGGTTTCCCGTCGATACAATAAACTGCACGTTCTATCCCGTCGCCGACATCGGTATACTCCATGACACTCAAGGTTTGAAGTCCTACGCCATCATCTTTGCCGAGACGGAAAAGTTCTACCTGGACATTCCCTTTTTCGTAGGGCCTTCCTTTCCATTGCCGGACAGAGATAACAGCTTTCCCTTCCTATACTTTTTGCATGATATCCGACCAACGTTCTAAATTGGTTCGGATAGTGTGTACTTTCATCATCCCAGATACCGGAGGACAATAGCAAGTTTTGCAGTCACCACCGCAGGTAGCACATTCTTCTGCTTGCTCTTGCGCTTTCAACGCCAGCTCTAACTTTTCTTTAAATCCGGTTTGTTCTCCGGCTTTCGGATGCTCTTTAGGAAACTCCTTCGAAAGCATCAATACATAAACTTTGGTTTGTTCTTTTCTCATGATTACTATTTGTTATTGATTTCTACCATGTAGTTCTGAATATGATTTCCATCCCCGTTCGGTAAACTGTTTAGAATAGACTTCTCCGCGCGGCATTATTGGTTGCCAATTCTCATTACAAAACAAACGATAATGATACACTTCTGCCTGTTTACCCTGTTTACTATATGGAGGTTCACACCACAATAAACGACGATTATTCCCGAAGAACTTTTCCAGAATGTGTTCTAACTTCCTAATATCTCGCCCACCCGGAAAAGAGATAGACAAATGATAACAACGTTCGTAGTCTGGATTCTTCCACCATCCAGATGTATGATATCCAACATCACGAGTAAGAATGATAATACAATCATATCGCTCTACAAACCACCGGCAGCTTTCCAGATAATCAGTATGCGCGGAGCCGTCAAAAGTTCCACTCTTAGCGACTTTAGCTATACGAAGGAAGATGTCAGCATCAGTAGTGTTAAACGAAATTCGCTTCATAATCAAAAAAGCTTTGGTTGTTGTTGCTCCGCAACTATCTTATTCGCTCTCTCAATTTCATCGTCTATCTCCTTCTCCACCTGCTTACACTGCCGCAAAACAGTAGAAGAACGAGTTTGAAAGTATTCCTTTTGAAGTTTCCGCATGTAAGAAACTCTCTTGAAAAATTGTTTTGCATCCATAATGATAAGTTTTTGTAATCTTTTTATTAAATTTGCACCGATACTCAAATAGAGTATCGATTGACGTTCAGTCTCTCCTTCATAGAAAGCGGCAATTTTCAAAACAAGGAAATAGAATGGACGGTGTTCGTGTATTGCATTATCACAATATACGTGCCCGTTGTATCTATGCTTCCTTGTTGGGTTGTTTGCCGCACCTCTATGAAGGGCGTAGTTATTTTCGGGCACGTTCTTTTAAAAACATAGCAAGCATGAGCAACTTTAGAACTTTAAAAAACTTCTTCTATTTCAACAGAGAAATAGTGTATTTAATCGCTTTGGGCTACCTAGCACTTATCTTTGTGATTATAGCATTGAGCTTTATAGTCCGAGAGCAAAACAAAACAATTATTTTTCTGCAGAACGGAATAGTTAGAAAGCAAACAACGCAATACATCAATAAACCACGTGTAAAAAAGTTGCTAGAAAACGAATACAAGATGTTTACAAGTCCTAGCCACAGATAGCTAATTAGTTTTTTTCAGCCGGGATTTTAATACATTGTTATAGTACTCATCATCCACATAAGGCCGCAACTCTTCAATCTGGGATTCACTTAAAAGAACCCCGATAAAAGAAGGTCTACCACCGGACTTCACTGATTCAATCAATTGGCTTACTGATTCCATCATCTCTTTCAATAATTTAATCATTGCATCAGCAGTTGAAACAGACCATTCGGCAATATTTTCATGATTGGCAGAACTAACTACATATTCAAGCGAGTTAGCACAGTACCCTTGCATTGCAGCTTTCGCCAATTCATAACGTCGTTGTTCCCAATCTATAACCGGAATAATCCTTTCAGTCTTTATCCAGTACACATCATTCTTTGTCATTCCTTCCGGAACAATGGCGACTAACTTTCCTTCGCTTGTCATAAGAGGTTTATAACCTTTTGGAATTTCGTTTACTCCCTCGTGGGGAATAATAATCTTCGTTTTACTCATAATTATTTTTTATTTATCTGACCTTATCGTTGACGTTGCGTCAATTCTTCTCGTTTCAGACACTACTCTAGTATCTTTCGGCACAGCTTTCGCAATAGTATTATCCAATATAGCTACAGTATATTTCATAATATCCTGCGACATATCCACACCTTTAGCATTTTTCTCAATCTGAATAGCCAAATACCTTGTAGCTCTCGCTAATCGCTGAATATCATCAGGAATCTTCATATCATTATCAAGAGCAACACGCCCTAATATTTCAGCTATTTTCAATTCTATGTCCTTCATTTCTTTATTTATTATTCATTAATATATTGCCACTCATATACAACCTTATCGTTGTCTTGTTCCCATTTGTCCGGTCTATCTTCACTCCAAAAATCTGCATAGTATATTGTCTTTCCGTAGGATTGATAATCAGGGTGAATCATTTTGCGTAGAATGTGGGAGTTTGGCTTCGGGCGTTCATCTTTGAAATTGCGCCACGGATTTTGTTTTGTATTCCATTCTGCACCTTTTTCAAATCCTTCTTTTGCAGCGAAAAAAATATCATTATCGGGTTGGCGGTTCTTATCTCTTATTTTAGTTGCAGCAAATTCACGTGCTGCTATTTCAGTTTCATTCATTTTTACTCTTTATTAATTTGTTTTACTCTATTCTATTTAAAATCTCTTTCTGTATAACCTCTTTCGCGTTAAAGTGAAAGAGTCCTTTTTTCAACCGTCTAACGTCTTGCATCGGCATCTCATTGATGTAGAAGTAAAAAGCTTCATACGGATCACTGAAATTTCTTGCAAGCGCATTATTAGGTTTATTGTTCATGTATCGTTCAATGGCGACAATCATACGCTTTGCATAACCAGGAAACATCTTAAACTCCGTCTGCATCTGCTTGCATCCTGCAAGGGGACAACCAACACAACCATGACGGGAAAGATTATAGGGTGCATCGTAGTACTTGGAATACGAAAGACCGTATTTAAGAATGTAGTTCCAAACGTCACTTTCCGACCAGTTTAGAATCGGTAGAATGTGTTTCGCTCCTTTCATCCACTTACGCGCATCGCATTGTTCTGGTTCATATAATGCCCTCGATTGGCTTTCTTCTGCCCTCATTCCCTCGATTGTACGCTGACCGATACCGTATTGTTCCTTCAACTTTTCACAGCAAAAACGCCTCATTCTGCCGGGCAAACCTTTAGTTTCTATCAACTGAAAAAAAGATTGCTTCGGTTGAAGTATCTGAACCTGTGAATAATTCTTCTTTATAAAACTGATTGTGCCAGGTGGATCAACCGTTGTATTTGCGTAAGAAGCGATATAATTTATGCCGGAACGTTCTGCAAGGTCGAGAATTACAACACTATCCTTACCACCGGAAAAACCTAAACACATAGTATCATCACGCTCCATACTACGAAGGAAATCTATTGCCTGTTGCTCCTTTCTATCCATTACCATACTTAATTAAACATTCCTAATTCTTCCGAAATTCTCTTTTCTGCAAGACAGACATAGTCAGGGTTCAGTTCAAATCCTATAAAGCTTCGATTAAGTTTCCTTGCAACGACAGCCGTAGTACCAGAACCCATAAATGGATCGAGAACTATTCCTCTCTCCGGACATCCTGCTTTTATACAGTCAACTATCAATTTCTCTGGGAACACAGCAAAATGCGCATCTTTACAAGCGGCTGTCGGTACAGACCACACCGAACGTTTATTTGCTTTGTCAGTATACTGATATTCACGTGTTGTATTCTTTCGGAACATTGGATTAGATTCCTCCAAGCTATCGGCTATTGCAAAAGTCTTATGTCCCACATTCTCAACTTTTCCTATTCGTTTTTTCACACTAGGAGAGGCTGTTTGCTGGATAGATTCACTATCAAAATAGTATTTCTTACTTTTTGATAAGAGAAAGATATATTCATGTGACTTTGTACATCGATCTGTAACACTTTCCGGCATGGGATTGGGTTTGCTCCAAATAATATCCTGCCGCAAATACCAACCGTCTGCACGTAGAGCAAAAGCTAACATCCAAGGAATACCTATCAAATCCTTATTCTTACAGCCCGTACACTGTTTTACCAAAGTAGCCTTACCAAGTGTCCCACGGTTAGTTCCTTGTTTATAATTCATTGCGTTATCAGGAAACCGTGCTGCCCCTTTCATGGAACCCGCATAACTATCACCTATATTCACCCACAATGTACCATCTTCTTTCAAAACCCGATAAACTTCACGGAATACACTCACCAATTTATCAATATATTCTTCCGGTGTCTTTTCAAGTCCTATCTGCAATTTATGTTGATAATCACGTAATCCGTAATACGGTGGAGAGGTAATACAGCAATTAATTGAATTATCCGGTAATTCACGCAACCCAGATAGACATTCTGATATATATATTTGATTTTCTTTCATGCTGCAATCTTTTTAAGTTCAAACAGTTTTTTACTAAGTGCTTCGCAGAGAACTCGTGCCATATTTACTTCGACCGCATTTCCTATGAATTTCTTTTGGTCGGCCTGTGTACCTATTAACTTATATTTTTCGGGGAACCCCATGATGCGCTTTAGTTCTGGAATCTTTAACATTCGCATCAGGATGTCAACCATTCCATATACAGCCATGAACTCCTTTATCTTCCGGGTCATGGGGCTATCCGTTTCGTACACCTCGATAACAACTTCTCCTTCTTTTGTACATACCAGATAAGGAGGCATCTTATCCATGCGTGCAATGAGTGTAAAGCATGGGTTGTCTATGTTGCCACCAGCAGACATAAATTGCGGATTCATCAGGTAGTGCCACTTTCGGTTAGCAGTGATAACTGGTGCGGGATCATCTATCTGGCTGCCGATATTTCCAAAGTTAGTATTCATCACCCACGGGCGACAGCTTACAAGATTATACTTTGGATTCGATGTCAAGGCTCCAAGAGGCTGATTAACTCCGGCAGGCTTACTTTGCCCGAACTGCTGGTCCATAAATTGGCAGGAGACAAGACGTTGCTTTGGATTAGCCAGAATAGCCGGGGACGGTTGGTTTACATCCGAATGCTTCCCGCCACCAGAATAGTAGTTCATAAAGAACGGACTTACCAGAGAAAGACGGTCTTTGGTGAGCAGTGTCGGGCACGGGGCATCTATATCTTTACCAGCATCGTTAAAGTTATACGAGCAAAGAAACTTCGGATTCACGTAGTTGAATCTGTCTTTAGTAGGAACTGTAGGGCATGGCTTATCTACCTGGCTGACATTATCTCCATTGCCATAATACGCAGCTAGAAACTTAGCGTTTATCAACGAATGGTTATCCTTGCACTTGATGGTATGTGCCGGACCGTCCACGGGTATATTCTTACTTTCCGGATGTCCACTGAAATACTTGGATAGAAACTGGCAACCTACTTTAGCAAACCGATTGTTAGTAGTAAGCACTCCACAAGGTTCGTCGACAGATTTACAAGTATCTTGCGGTCTGCAAGTATTGTACCTCGAAAGGAAGTGAGCCTGAACAACTCCTAGTCGTCCCTGACAGCTTACCGTTGGACATGGTTCGTCAATCCCAGGAGGAATATGCTTGCCTGTCTTTCCATTGATGGAATTGTATTTCAGCAGCCATTTGTCTTTACCGCCTGCCACAAACTTGATTAGACCGGCATAGATGCGTTCTAGTGTTTTCTCTGATAAAGGTTTCTTGCGGGTGAAGATACTTGTACCCTCGTCCTCGAAGTCCAACACGTCCTTAACAGGTTTCCACTTAGCGAGACTGCTGAACATATCCTGCTTACCTTCCTTGCAGTGCGTTGACTCCGGGAACACGATAGGCAATCCATCTTTGGCGAATATACCGAAAAACCGTTTGCGGCTGGTATAGGCTCCGTAATCAGCAGCGTTCATAATCCGGTGGTCGAAATTATATCCATAAGATTTCACGTTGCTGACCCAACGAGTGTAATCTTCTCCTTTGTGCATGGAAATAGGTTTTCCGTTTTCGTCCATCGGTCCCCATGACATAAATTCCTCCACGTTCTCAATTTGAATGTAATCGGGGTTGATGGCTTCGATATAACGAAACAGATGCTCTGCAAGCGTCCGACTATCTGCATCCCTTGGCTGCCCTCCTTTCGCTTTACTAAAATTTGTGCACTCCAATGACGCCCACAATACCACATGAACTTCTGGGTATATTTGCTTCATTCGGTTTACGTGTGCAACCAAAGGAGAAAGTTCAAGCGTTCGGATATCCTCGGTGAAGTGTAATGCGTCCGGGTGATTAGCTGCGTGGCTCGCTATGGCATTTTTATCATGGTTCACACATGCAACTACCTTCGCACACTGTTCGTCACTTACACGGGCTAGTTCTACTCCCGTCGAAGTTCCTCCGGCTCCACAGAACAAATCAACATACAGCAGGTTAATCATTCTTCACCTCCTTCCGGAATAAAAGCATTCCAACGTCTGGTTATCTCGTAGCCCAATTTCGCTGTGTCCTCATACGTTTTTTCAGCATCAATCAAACGATTCGTATTGTATAGTTTGACTGTAGCAATAGGATAATTCCATCCATCCTTCAAACAGATTTGAACCTCCTTGTATTTGTTAGAAGGGATGCAAACCATCGGAAGTTCCGAATTCAAAGTACCTGTACATGCAGAAAAAGCAGGAGTATAAACTTGCTTTTCAGTTTTCCCCATCATTGCAAGATGGAGATTCATTAAAGCCTCTTGGAATTGCTTCCCATCTAATTGGCTAACATCTTCCGGTTGCTCACAATCGGGCAAAAACCGGGTAATAAGCTCTTTGGAGCTTTTAGGTAAATCATTCTTTGTCATAATCAATGTTGCGTTAATTGTTATCTTCTTGATTCTCCGGACAAATGAATCAAATTGTAATATTTGAACCTGTCATTTATCCGACTGTAATCGTCTTTAAAATACTCTTTCAGTCGTGTAGCTGATAAGTTTGTCGTCATGTGGCAATACTTATCATAAAACTGCCATATCTCGGCCCGGGCGAAAAGAAACTCACTACATAAATCCTTCGTACCTGTGCCATAAAAGTTCGTCAAATCCAAACCTATATCATTCAAGCAAATGTTTATCGGTGAATATTGAAAAGCCTTTGAATCATCCTCATTGTAGGTATACTTATCCAGGTTGTTATGCAACGTGTAATAGTTCACCATTTGTCCGACAGATAAATTCAGAAACTGCATTGGGCTATTAATCCTCCGCAAATACACCGAAAAAGCCTGCATCAAAACTGTTTTTCCTGCACCGACATCACCACATAGAGCTATATTCTTGTGTAACTTATAGCCTTTATCTGCCGGATAGATAGTCTCTGCAGAACGACATCGATTAAAGTAGTGAATCAGAAAACGGATAACCTGCTCGTTACTTTCATCTACAACAAACGTTTTATTCTCACGAGCCAATATCTGCGTACCGGCTTCACATAAACATGCAAGATGCCGCGCATACGAGAAATCAGACATAAAATCAAAAAACTTCGTTGTAGTCAGGCTTTGCCCCATCGCTTGCGCTTCTGCTATCACCTGTCCGATTCGTTTTTCCGGATATTCGTTCTTTTTCATCTTTCCACTCTTTTAGACCTGTATATTTCCACCAATAAATAAAGCGACGTTTAGCGTCAGGAAGTGTAAGAACTGTGCTTTCTGCACCCGTAGATCGTATCCATGAAAGGAAATTATCAATTTGTCGGGGAATCATTAAAAAGAACTCCGTACTCAATCCAGATTGTCGGCAAGCATTTTCTTTCCATAATTCATCTTTCAAAAGCAAATCTTTAATATCACTAATATTTATAATCGGCTCCCTCGCTTCTCCCCTTTGGGGGATTATAGGGGGAGTATTATTATTTCCTTTACTTTCCTTTACTTTACTTTGTGCACTTCTTTCGGAGTTTTTAGGCATTTCCTCGGAAGAAACGGGTATTTCCTCGGAAGAAATAGGCTTTTCTTCGGAAGAAATAGGCTTTTCTTCGGAAGAAATAAGGATAAACTCTGATATTACACATTTCCGCTTTGATAAATTGCAGATATACTGATACCGTTCCTGTATTCCTTTTGAAGTTATGATCTTCTCTTTTTCAAAAAGTTCATTAGAAAATAACCCGATTACTAAGCAGCTTTTAATCACCTCCTGAATATACACCTCTTCATACCCCGTTTGTTCCGAAATGATGAAGGGCAACTCTTTATCCCACCTCATGTAGTACCCTTGTTTATAGATAATACATAGCAGGAGAGCATATACAGTAACAGCTTTGCCACCTTGGTATTTGATTAATTTCCTAATCTTTAAATCCGAAAAAAAATCAATGTCAAAAGGGAAATATTCAAGTCCGATTTTATTCTTTCTCCCCATTTATCAATAGATTTGTAGTTACTACTCTCGCTGTTCTTCGTCCGGTATAACCCTCGTTTCAGCCCCAGTCTTATCTATTATAACAGGCTTCCCGGCAACCGTGATGGAAGTACGACAACCTTCGGGCAATGATTTTAAGAAGGTGCTTACTACCGGAGAATTGGCATTTGTACCAATCTGCTCCTCTATATTAGTTTCTGTATAAGGGTAAACGTCCATGATAGGTGTTTCGGATACCATTCCGATCTGATAATCTGCCATTGTTCCCTTCATACCTTCGTCCAACTTCTTCACGGCATCGCGCAAGTCTGCAGCTTGTACCAATACTTGAGTGGAAGTCTTTTTTTCAGCGCCACTTTTGTCGTCCAAAGTAACAAAGATGAGTTTACACTTGAACCAGCGGTCTGCAGCTTCTTCTTCACTTGTAAATATCTCGCTGTAATTAGCACGCTTTATATCAGAAACGGTAAATTCACCGGAGATGAAGGGCGTCATTTCTTCGATAATTCGTGCTTCAGCTTCTGTAAAGCTAAGCGCATCGACCAGATAAGGTTCTGTAACCTTTTTCTGCATTCCATTCTCCATTACTTTCTCGTAACGGATTTTACACTCAAACCAGGTATGCATCATACTTCTTCCTCCTTTAATTCTTGTTTAATAGCTTCTTTAAGAGCAGGTAATATCTTAGCTGCAAATCTCTCGCAATATCCTCTCATATCCTTATTACTGCACTGATAAGCGACACCTTGATACATTTTTCTTCCAAAGTAATCGACATTAATACTCAATATGAATTTTCTAATTTCAATAGGTGTGGACCAAGAGAAATTAAAGTTTCCCCAATCAGTAAGAGAATAAAACTCTTTCTTATCAGTAAGAATAACTTCACCCAGCCAACCACCTTTTTCTGTATGTAAAGTATATCGGCGAATTGTTTCTTTTGCCATAATCATTCAATTTTAGATAGTTTCTTTATTATATTTTTCACTAATCTCACTGCATTTTGTACCCGGGTACTTTTACTTTCCAAATTAACATTCTCAATAAGGACAGGAAGTAGCCGGAGCAGGTCTTTTACTATGTAATCAGGTACGCTTTTCATAATCTTTGCAGACAATTAGTAAGGTACTCGACTGACATTTATAACCAATCCTTTGTTAGCTGCAAACACCGGCTTACCCGTCAAACTGATAACCTCATCCACGAACCTCTTCTCATTCGAATTGCCGTCACTCAAATGAATGAGTACAATGTTCTGTGTCTGTGATAAATCATTTTCTGATAGCAGCCCTTTAGTAGTCTCAATCTCCATGTGCGATTTGAGCAATCGGGGACGCATGGATATCGGTATACGTCCATCTGATATATTACGATCAAGAATATCATCCGCATAATTCGCTTCTACAAGCCAATGATTCACATTATCAAAAGTATAATCACAATAGAAAGTATCAGTAAGAAAAACAAGCCTTCCCATATCCGGATGATCTACCTGATAACCAAAGGCTGGAACGTCATGTTGTACTTCAAAAGGAATCACTTTGAAATTCCCTACTCTATAACCACGGCCAGGCTCTGCGATCTTCGCGAACGGAGGCATAACGGAGAATCCCTTGCTTTTATAGACAGCTTCCGGTGAAATTATCGGAAATCCTATCTTTAGATACTCTGTGTAAAATCCTGCATGGTCCCCGTGCTCATGACTTACCAGACAACCGACTATTTTCTTGATGTTGTAGTTCATCGCAGCTTTTACCTTCGACAGCTTTATTCCTGCTTCTATTATCAGAGCTTCATCCTTATTTTCAAGGATGTAGCAATTACCGAGACTATTGCTTCCTAATACTTTTAGTTTCATTTTCGACCTTCTTAACTTTATAGAGTTGGGTACATTTCAGTTTCGCAAGGGGCCATTGTAAGAAGAAAGCAGCAGGCCTCACAAATTCGTTAGGCACTAAACCAGTAACCCAAATTACCGGTTGCTTTCTTGCAGACAAATCAAACAGCTCATTGAAATCGGTAATTTTACCGCACCTCACATATCTGTATTTCATACTCCAAGTAGTTTAGAATAGAACTCATAGTTCCTCTTCTCCGTTCCGGTATCTTCCTGGTAATACTTTGCGCGTTTACAGAATTCATCATAGCACTTAGGACAATACCATTGGTTTAGAACGGCTATATAATACCCCTTTTCTGCAGGGGTATTACAATAGTCACAGATACCATATCCTCCGGCTTTAGCAGACAGTTCCGCTGCCGAGACCTCTATTACCAGAAATCCTTTTTCGTTATCTACTTTCTTCGCCATAATTGAATTAATATGGAGGAGGGGCATCGTTTGTTACTTTCGGTTGCTGGGTAGTGGCAGGTGTAGGAGCAGTAGGCTTCACTTCCTCAAATTTGGCGTCCTCAATATCACCTAAACGCTTTTTATTAGCAGCCCCTTCTATTTGGACCGCACGCTGTCCGGCAGCAATATCAGTTTCCGTTTCATCCGGTTCATCAAATAGAGCTGAATCATCAGACATACCAATAAGAATTTTGCAAGCACGTCCGATCACGGTTTTCTTTGCCATTTCGTCACCGAAATTTTTATGTGCCGGAGAACCGCCTTTCGTAGCTCCCTGCATCCACGCCTGTTTTATCTGGGTGAAATTCATAATCTCAACAATACTCCGTCCGTCCTCGGTCGTGAGAATAGCATAAGCCCCTTTAACCTTGTTTGCATCCAAACCTTCCAAAGTCTGCTCATGTTTGATAATCTTTTTAAGCCCGGTTTGCGTATCAACAGAGAATATAAATTCATCCCCTTCATATACGCAATTGGCAATGGCCGTTTTAACACCGCCAACTCGTTTAGCGATAGCAAGCGTTCCAAGGTAGCTACGTTGCAAAGTAAGTTTGTTACCATATACAATAAAGTAGCATTGCTTTTTCATCGGAGAAAGCCCTTGAACGACCATGTCAAGCAAAGCATTTGCAACACTTTCTTTCGTACATACCACCAATGCAGGTTTATCATTCCGGTCCTTCGTTTCTTGAAGAATAAGCCATGCCGATTTCAATGCATTTGCCGCTGAATAGTTAGCCGGAAGTTTGAGCTCTCCTGCTTCTTCAAAGTCTTTAATTTTAGACAATACAGTATCAACCACATCTTTCTGAACAATCGAAATGTTTTGTTGCGGTTGTTGTGCAGGAGCCGGTTGGGCTCCGTTTTTGTTGTCAAACACATTTCCTGTCTGACCTTGAGTTGTTTCTGCCATAATCTGTTACGTTAAATAATTATTGAATAGTTAATTTAGCACCTCTCTCTACAAAGAGGTTTATAATTTGTGACTTACAAGGGATAAGGTTACAAACGCTCTCCCGGTTATCTAACCAAATAGGAGCTGTCACACCTTTTGCCCGGCAAATAGCATTGATGATGTCAATACCGGCGTTCATCTTTGCAGCCGTATTCAGATCAGAATAGGGCGTACCGTCCACCATGCATTCACAGGTATCGAATTCTGTGCCATCTACCTGCGTATCGAACATCCGAAATTGAACATAGGAAAAAACAGAATTGATTCGTTTATCAACCAAAGCTACTTTTGACTTCATAAAGTCAAGTATTGTGGCTTCGATCTGCTCGAAATCTGCAACCTGCTGCTGCATGGTACTTAGCTGTGACTGCAGTTCATTAATACGCTGTTGCGTACGTTCTATCAGTTTCCGTTTATCTAATCTTTCTTTGAGGGCATATATATCCGATTGAAGAGCTTTTTTAGAGTTAATGTGTTCTGATACATCAGCAGGAGTATAAGCCATCTTTAAAGAGGCTTCTAACGTTTCTACTTCCTTTTTTAAAGAGATATATTCTGCATTTTTCTCTATGAGCACAATTACATCTACTGCTTTCGGCTCTGAATTCTGCAACTGCTGTTTCTCTCCCTCCAAAGTAGATAACAGATTCTTTTTTTCTTTGATAGCCAGTTCAATGTCGTGAACCTGTTTTTGTAATTCTTCAATCCTAGCTTTGAGTGCAGTTCCTTTCTTAATATTATGATTCAAACAAAGAGATCTATTTGTTTGAAAAGCATCCTGCATTTCCTGTAATTTTCTGTTATAATCCTCTCCCTCAAATGCCCTATTACAAGTCGGGCAAACAAGATGGGAATTATCAGCTACAAACTGTTTCGAGTTGATAGCGCTATATTCCTCAAGTAATTTGCTTTTTTGCGATTGATATTCAGTCAAAGAATTATTTAATGTCAATAGCTTATTTTCCAAATAGCGAATATCCGTATTCATATTTGAAATAGAGCTTTCTTTTGCTGACAGATCAGAATACCAATTATCATGTTCCACATTAGAACTCCTTTTAACTTGTCTTCTCACCTCTTCAATTCGTTCATACTTCTCATCAATTTGATTGCGAATTACACGCCTACGAGCTGCTTCTTCCTCATCAGCCTTCGATCTGTCAGCAATCAGAGAATCATATTCTTTTATTTGGTTCTCCTTGATTTCTATATCGGAAGCCAAAGCTACCCAATCCTCTGGTTCCGGCATATTACGGTTGTTTTCTTCAATGCGTCCAGGAATGTCTGCTACCTCACCTTTAATCTTGTTCTTTTGGGAAACGATCTGTCTTTTGTAGTCATCAAGAGTTTTACCTGAATTCAAAGCGTTAATAAGCGGCAAAAACAACTCTTTGTTTCCTACTGTAATCAATTCATCGAATACGTCATTATTGGTAATATCACCACCTACAATCTCAAACAACATCCTGCGCTGTTCTTGCATCTTCAAAGAAGGGAAATAGGCCGGATTAGTAATCTGCCTGAAAAGCTGTTCCGGACAAATTGCCGAAACTTTGGAATCATATTCACCTTTACCCAGAGGAACATCATCAACATAATAATCGACCTTATGCCCGTCCATCACCTCTTTAGTGGTTCCCCGCTTCTTCACCCAGTTCTCTTTGTAACAGCGACGGAAAACGGTTTCTATTCCATCTACCGAAAGGACCACAACTACTTCATGTTCTAATTTAGGAAAAGCTTTCCCTTCTGCATCAAGTGTTTTGATATTGAAGTCCGCACGATTCTGACTATCCTTTCCAAAAAGACACCACAAAAAAGCGTCCATCATGGAAGTTTTACCGGTTGCGTTGTCACCAGAAATATTGGTAACTTCCGGGTTGAAATTCACTTCTATAGAGCGTATGCCCTTAAAATTTGTGAGCATCATTCTCACGATTCTAATGTCTGCCAT